TGCCAAGCTCCTCGTAAGGCGCCCTTCTCCATCTTGTTGGAGGGGCCTGCGAGCATAGGCAAGAGCAATATAATCGAACTACTGTACTCTGTGTATGGCAAGCGATATGAGCTCCCAATCGAACCTCAGTACAAGTACACTGCGAGCCCCGTTGCCAAGTATTGGGATGGTTTCCACCCCAAGATGTGGTGCCTTGTCATGGATGATCTGGCCTGCAAGAATCCGAAAGCCGATGGTACGGATCCTAGTGTGGAGTCAGTGATTCAGGTGGTCAACAACGTTCCGTTCATGCCTGATCAAGCCAGCCTAGAGAAAAAAGGGAATACTCCCTTTCTGGGACGCTTGGTTATCGCAACCACCAATACTCTGAACCTCAACGCCCCCTCATACATGAGCTACCCCTCTGCCCTCCTCCGCCGTTTTCCCTACGTTGTACGGATGACGGTTAAGGACGAGTTTAGGGGTAAAGGCAATGCACTGGATGTACCGCTCCAAGCCGGTCCTCCTCAACATGACTATTGGCACTTTGATATTCAACGCGTTGTGCCGGTCGGTCGGAAGGTTGAGTACGTCAGTGTTCTGCGGACGGACTCTGTGAGCGGGCTTGTGAACTTCTTCTACGATGCTTTGGCCAAGTTTGACGATGCTCAGTCAGACGTCAACGAGACGGTGGAGTTTTTCCATGGGCTCGATGTCTGCGAGGAGTGCAAGCGCGTGACGATTGCGTGCGCGTGTGGTGCCATCGCTGACGAACCCCCGCCATACGTGGGGGCAGTTGTGTGCCCAACATGCTCTGCGCTGCTTTCCGAGTGTCAGTGTGATGAGGATGTGTGCCGTCGGTGCTTCTCCAAGCTTACCGAGTGCTCGTGTCCCACGAAGCCACAATCGCTGACGGCGATCGTTGGTGGTATGGGATGGTTCCTCACCTTCTTCTTTTTCTGGGGTACGGACACAGTTGGCCAAGCACTTTACGACATCACTATGTTCTTCTTTTTCCGACCACGTCATCCGATCACGGACTTTTTCGTGTGGCATGTACTCCGACG